TTTAATCGCATTGCTCCAACTCTAAAACCAACACCTTCAGTGCTTCCTGCTGCTCCGTCATCATCTGATTCTATACGTAAAACAGCTTGTCTACCTCTAACTCTTGTATCTATTTTAGTAGTTGCTGAATCACAAGTACTTGTCACCGCGGTTGTTAAATCTTCTCCTGGAAAATTTCTACGTTTTAAAACAACATTAACACTTTGTCCACCACTTCCTGTTGAACCTGTTCCTGTGAATTTAATATCTGGAATAATTCTACTAATAAATTGAAAATCTTCTCCTCCTGGATCAATGTCAAAATCACTTGACTCTATAAAAACATTAGTCATAGGATTACCATCATTGTCATTGCCCGTCTCATGGTTATATAAATAACCTACATCAGACGAGGAAGATGTTGCTTTCGGATTATCAAAAATACCTTCATCTATCCAAGCAGTTCTTGATAAAGTTCCTATAGTCCAAACGTTTTCTTCATAGTTATAAACTACATATTTATCAATAACTGTTGCGTCAGCACTACAATAAAACCAACCAACCTCATCGAAAGCTTTATTTACAAAACCAAAAATTTGATAAGCTTGAACTTCATTTATATCACTAAAAACATAGTCTTGTACAGTACAAGGTATTTCTTGAACAGCTCCGTTATATCCATAAAAACCTTTTTTATCCATCCAAAAAACACCTTTAGGACTATTTACCATTGCATTAGGACTAACTAAACCTACTCCTTCATTAACTAAATTTAAACCGAATGTAAAAGGCTGTCCTATAAAAGACATCGAATATAAAGAAGTATCTGTCCAAACCAATATTTCTTGTTTAGCTCGAGTTGCCCCCACAATAGAAGAACCTGCGGATAATCTAAAAGAACCTGCTGTATTAGTAGCTAAAGGATTCCAAACAGCAGCGTTTTCTTGATCACTCCATGCAATAAACATAGGATCAATCGTTCCCGTTCTAGCAGTTCCTCCTGTGTTTAAAGGATCAGCACCAAAACAAATAACGTGTCGATCAATATCTGAAACCATAACTTGTAATGCTTTTGTGGGAGCGAGATCAGCTTCTGATAAATCCGAAAGAGCTACTGCTCGAGTAGTCAAACCATTTGATTGATCCCAATAAAATACTCCACCAAACCTAGGATTAATTATTAAATCTTCACCAAAATTATCGTGTGACCATAATCTCAACTGGTTAGCGAAACTAAGAGCAGTAGTAGAACCGAAAGTTCCTGCTCCCCATGTTCCTGCCCCCCAACCAGAAGAAGGCACATAAACATCTAAACCTACATTTAATTGATAAGCAGCATCTGTAGCACTGCCACCATTACCTGAATCACTAGAGTTTGCTGTTGCAGAAGCGGTAAACGTATAAGTGTTTACATCAGGAACAGAAGTTATTTGATGTTCTTGGTTTAAAACAGAAGCAGTAATATTACCTCCTAAAGAAACCGCGTTAGAAATAGTTACAAAATCGTTAACCACAGCCCCGTGAGCTGTATCTGTTGCTGTTATAACAGCACTACCGTTAGTAGCTGCAAAAGTTGTAACATTTTCATCAGTGGAACGTATGGGAGTTATATCGTAATAAGAAGTACCTGCTAAAATATAATACTTCCATGTAGTTCCTACGCCTAAATACTTAGTACCATCTAAAGCAACCCATGCATGTAATCCTCGAGCAGTTGATTGAAAAGAATCTAAACTAGATTTAGCCCATCCACCTATTTTTTCAGGAAGTCCTTTTCTAAAACGAACTAAATTAGAATCGAACCAACCACCTTCGTTAGAATAAGAAGTCCCTTCTTTATTGATTCCAGGCTGGAAAAGGAACTTTTGTAAAGGCATTTAACTCTCCTACAATAATTTATCGACACCTAAAGAAGCAGCAATCAAACCATATAAACCCCATAGTATAAGTTCTAGTCTTTTAAACTTTGCTGAACCTTCGTCAAGACGTTTTTCTATATATTCATAACGAATAGCACATTCTCTTTCATGGGCTTCTAGTTTAATTAATGCTTCTTTTGAAGTAGTCATAAGTTATTTTTGTTTAGCTTTGCCTATATTTAATGCAAGTAATTCAATAACTTTATAAAATTTACCCATCATTGCGTCATCTTTTGGTGTTGGAGTTAACGCACAAACTATCGATGCTAAACATACAATAGATGTAATAATTCCAATCCATTCTCCTATCATTCCCATAATGTTCTCCCTTAAATCGGATGACTAAACATCCATTAACAAAACAATTAAAGCTATGAGTACTGAAACACCCACAAATAAATTAACTGCTAAATACATCATCTTAGTATCATTATAATGTAAAAATACTTGTCCGCAAGTTTCGGACATTATGATTTAAAATAACTTGGTAATCCAATCATAGGTCTACCATCAAATTTATTTTCTTTAGCATTTTTACCACTAGCATCGTTATAGTGCAAAAACACCTGTCCACAATCTTTGCCTTGGAATGGTTCTCTCCAATGCTCTAAATCGCAACCACGATACATTAACATATCACCTGCTTCTAATTTAACCTCTATACCATCTTTACTTTCTTCACCTGATGGCTCTAAAAATATAGACCAATCATCACCACCTAAATTCATAGTAGTAGATATCTCGCAAGAATATCTATCTTTATGTCTTTTTAACTCATCACCTTTTTTATAGATTCTTGCATAAGAATAAGTTTCAGTTAATTTAACCCCTGATTCTTTTTCCATAATAGGTTTTACATGTTGCAGCAAAGTTTCCATAACTATATCACCATAATGAGAATAAGTTTCAGGTATTTGTTGATCGTTCCATACACCAAAGTATTCTGTGAAACCTGATATATATTTTTCATCAAACAAATATCTTGCTACTTTTCTTTTATTTAAAAAGTATTGATAGCAAAAATCTGCTAGTTCTTTTGATATAGCGTTTTTAATAACTGAATATTTATTTTCTTTAAAACTCATCTAAATGGATGTCCTATATTCCAACACACTAAGGAGTGTCGTATTCCTTTGGTTACAGGCTTAACTCTATGCCAAACAAAAGATGGAAAAACAATTACGCTACCCTTTTTTCTAATTTCTTCACATATTCTAGGTTGAGAACCTTCATCTGTGTTTCTAAAATCAAACTCTAAATCACCGCCTTCGTATTCTTCAGGGTCAGTAAGTGATACAGTCATACTAAGTTTTCTTAACTTACCATGTGTGTTTGCATTTTCAGGATTGTTATAAAGTTCTTCACATGAATCACAATGCCAGTCATAAAATTGACCTTTTTTATACTCAGTAAATTGACAAGATTCTGACCAATCCCATTCAAAATTCCAACCAGCACTAACGTTTGCTTGATGTATGTAAGGTTGTATTTCTTTATATATCCATCTGTCGTCCATCCATACTACATCAGACTTGCGTTTCTTTTGAATATTTTTTAGTTCTAGTTTGGTCAGGTTTTTAGGGTCTTTGCTATTGTTTCCTGTAATAGCCATTTGTTTATCTTGTTCTTTACCATAACGAACAATGTCGTCACATATTCTTTCAGGTATGGCTGATTGAAAGTACCAGTAGTACCATTTTAAATTCATAGGTAAATTATACCTTATTTACACCCACTCGTCTGCTTCAATTTGTCTATAAACTTGTCGCAAATCCCAACAGCTTGATGCTGAAACACCACTTCCAGGTTCTTTAACAATAACAACACCTGAACCACCAGCACCGCCTTGATATGTACCACCTGGCGGTCCTGTTCCACCACCATCTCCACCACCACCGCCACCTCTGTTGGCTACACCTGATGTTGCTTGATTTCCAGGTGGTGTTGAAGGAGGTGTTCCGCCATGAGATCCACCACCATTTCCGCCAACACTAGAGCCACCAGCACCAACAGTTCCATCTCCCCTAGCACCACCGCCACCTCCACCAGCATAAAATAAGTTTGAGCCTGAGATACTAGAGGGTGAGCCTGTTCCACCTGCTCCGCCATCAGCATTTCCTGGACTTGGAGAGGTGGTTTCATTACCATCTGCACCTGTTCCTCCTGCTCCTCCTCCACCTGAGCCGCTTCCTGATCTGTTAGTTCCTGAAACTGGACTTGTATTATTAGTACCACCAGGATTACCCTGACCTGAAACACCTGTTCCTGCTGAGGCGGGATAGTCAGGCATATCTGATCTACAGTGTCCTGTTCCACCACCTGAACCACCATTAGAAGCATCTGTTGAATTTCTTCCAAACAGCCCTGACGAAGCACCGCCACCACCGCCTGTTGATGTAATTGCAGAAGGTGTTCCTAGAACTGAATTAGTGCCATTTGAACCCTCACTACCTGAAGAATTATAAGCATCACCACCAGCACCACCTGCTCCAACAGTTATTGGATATGGAGAGCCACCTGATACTGGATTACTTGACCCTGAAAGAAAACCACCAGCACCGCCTCCACCAGCAAGATTAGAACCACCTCCGCCACCACCAGCAACTACTAAATATTCTATTGCGGTTGTTGCGGGTTTTGTCGTAAAAGTTCCACTAGAAGTAAAAGTTGTAATAGTTTCAGGATCATTTACTACTGATTGTGCTGCTCCGATTAATCTTGGCATATTACACCCATGTTCCTGCTTTTACATTATCGTAAACTGCGTCCAAGCTCCACATACCACTTGCTGTTTTAAAAGCTGGTTCTTTAATAATGACCACTCCTGAACCACCTGCTCCAGATGCTCCAGTTCCAGGTTGATTAGTTCCGCCACCACCGCCACTACCTTTATTGGTTGCTCCTGCAGTTCCATTTGTTCCTGCTGGTGTATATAAACCACCATTTCCGCCACCACCAGGACCGCCTTGTGGTTGTGGTATGCCTTGAGCAGCAGCACCACCGCCACC